GAGCGTAACATCGTGCTCTTCGTTTAAAAACGGTAGACCTTTAATATATATCCGCGACCAGATACGTAGCGGCACGGAGTTCGGAAAGGTGCGTGTCACCGAATAACAATTCTTCTAGATCCTTTAAAACTTCAGAAAAAAATTTGCCGTAGCGATAATGCGTGTAACATGTCATATCGTCATTAGTAAGCTCACTAGCATTCCGTATGGCACTCATCGCCCCGGAGACCCCTTGGTTCAAAACCAAAGAGCGAAACGAATAAGTGAAAGTATTGACCGGAATACTGCTGAGAGGCATGCCCGTAGCTACAAACCGTTCCAAGAACAGATTGCACATAGGGCGAGAATGCCTGAATTCATAAGCGTAAGACAATGATTTGCCAGCAATATACTCCTGATGAGTGATATTGCCATTGTTTGAACGTGCATTAAAACGTCCAAATGCCTTACCAAATTTTGGAATAACGAGATGACCACTAGCGCTAGGCACAAAATGCCGCGATAGGAAATCGCAATCAACCAAGTGCGAGTAAACAAACACCTTGGCTTTCATGCGAGCTAAGTTGGCATGGTGTGCATAAGAGCGTGAAGCGCGCTTGGGTAAACGTCCGTTTTTTGACATTGCTAACATATCATCGCCAAGAATAAGTGCGATAATATGTAAGCCAAAACGTTTAGCCCAGGCGTAGAAGATTGTAGCGTTCCATATAGAATTGCGAAAAGTTGTTGAAGTGGAGCCAGATGGTAATTGATTAGCTAGACTGGCCTTCAACCCGAATTTCCGCGAGGTCACACTGTATTTATTTGCCCGAAGCGTAGCCTTGGCAATCCAAATCGGCATGCCAAGCCTAACAGCGTAATCCCTTTCTATCATAGAAACATCGGCGACCTGCATTTTGTCATTGGCAGTGTAATCAGCGGCGATGAATGGACCATCACCGTCGATATACTGAACAAAGTCTTGAGGTGTGGCACCATAGGCGATTCGTACAGTCACCTTATTGATACCAGCATCTGCGTCGAGTGCGGCGCATTTGACCAACCTCTTCAAACACTCAGATAATATAGGACCGGATAATGCATTGTGAAGATCAGTAGAAGCGTTGACAATCCGCCCAGCGAATTCAGGGTCATGCCTCTTCATTAACAATTCGACCTTCTCAAAGACGTCCTTAGCCCCATACTCCGACTGTCTAAACAGTGGAAAGCGTTCGACAGCAGCTATTAACCTAAC